CAGGAACGTCAAATGCTCGCTCGGCGTGGCGTCGAGCACGGCGGCCAACTCAGGATGAATCGGAATCAGAAGCTCAACGCCGGTCTTGCGTTGCTTGACGTACAGGGCTGGCCCGTCGGGCGTCTCGCGGATGTGCTGCCGTCCCATGCGCACCACATCGGAGCGCCGCTGCGTGGTGTAGAGCAACAGCGCGAGCGCGAGGCGCGGCTTCGTGCCGATTGAATGATGCGCCTCGAATTGCGCGATCTCGGCGTCGGTCCAACAATGGAATCCGTCGCCCTTGATCGCGCGTAGCTTGATGTTTGCGGTCGGATTGGTGCGCAGATAGCGGCGCTTGACTGCAAACTGACAGAGCGAGCGAAGCGTCGCGAGCCAACTTCGCGCGGCGTGCGGCGGCTTGGCGTCAAGCAATGCCTCGATCCATTCCACTGGCAACAGTGCGAACGGCCGTTCGCCATATGCGGCCCGGAAGCGTTCAAGGATTCCGCGCCGCATCCGTCGCGTGCCCGCGCTTTTCGAGGCAAAGAATTGTTGCGAGTCGAAATATTCGGCGACGACGGCGGCCACCGATCCCGGCTTGATGCGGCCCGTGCCGATGGCGGTGCGCGGACCGCTCATCGCCGCTTCATAGGCCGCCATGAATGACGGCGACCAGGGCAGACCGGGCAGACGCACGCGCGGAAAGCCACGGCGGCGAAGGTAGTAGTAGGCGCGGCCATCGCGATTATCGACCCAAGCTTGCACATATTTCGGGAGCTTCATTGCTTCACCTTCGGCAGATCGGCGAGCCACGGATTTTCTAGCGAAGTGGATTCCGGCTCGCCGATCACAACGACGACAGTGCTATCCGGCTTGATCTCGTAGCGCGCGACTTCAATGCCCGCCTTTCTCGCCTGCTTGGCAACGCTGGCGAGCGACAGCCTACGTGGCTTGCGCTGGCGATGGCGGTTACCGGAAAGATTTGCTTGGGCGGCGGTCGTGAGCCTGTCGGACATCCATTCCCGCAGTAAGATATCTAGCAAACCCGGCACGTCCTGCACCGATAGCGGATGCGAGACCCATAAACGACGTCCGCCGGGCAGCGCGACGGCGTAGTCATCCGGCGTGCGGGGCGGAATCACGATGCATCGATCTTCCGGCGGGATCACGATGGTATGGTCATCGTCAACGTCATCGTCAATGCGCGTGGCGATCGGATTCGTGGTAGGGAAGAGGTGGGTCATGCACGCCGTTCCAGGCGTCCTGATCAAGCCCCGGACCGCGGATCGATCCCCGCGCTCCGGGGCGCTCATTGTCCCCCAACTAACGCGTTTTGCAAGAACATCTAAAAAATCGACCTACTTCGTCAAACAGCGGCGGCCTCTTTCACGCTGAAACGAAACGGCGAGGAAGGTCTTCTATCAATCGATGCCACGTAGGCCAGGGCGCGGTGCTCGGCGCAGTAGGGCGGCTGGGTAGTCTGGCGGCCGCAGAAGTGAAAATCAGGGTGCCCAGGGGTGCCCGACGGCCGGCAGGCGTTGGGGGCGAGCGCGAAGACCTTTTCGGCGGTGGTGGCGGTGGTCGGGTCTGGGTCGGCGCCGGTGGCTGCTTCGGCGCGCGGTTCTAGTGTCGGCTCAACGAAGAGAGGAGCGGGTGGCCTAGGCTCGGCGCCGCCGTTGCCGTTTGTCCGGCCGAGATCCGGGACGGCGGCTTCGATCTGGTCAATTGTCACCACCTCCGCGTCTAGCAAACGAACCAAAATGTCGACGCCGCACGGGAGATGGCGACTGCCGGCCCGCCATCGCCGGACGGTGTGCGGAGTCACACCGAACAGCCGAGCGACACGCCGTTGCGCGATGCCGAGCCTGCCGAGCGTCGCGCCGAATTCGGCCGCGGCCGTGGCGCGCGGGTGTCGCTGTCCGCGGTCTTCTCGAAGGCGGGACGGCGGTCCCTTCCGTCCCAAGTCCGTTGGACGAGGATCGTCACCATGGTGTACCTGATGAGTCTCGATCTCGATCAGGTCGCCCACGGTGCGATCGATAAAAAGGAAACCGCGGCGCTCCGTAGCACCGCGGCCCTTGGAAACAGCCGGCGCCGAGCAGGGCGACAGCGCAGAAGAGTTCTCGACGACTTCCTTCTAGCGCCTGTCGCATTTCCTGCCAAGCCCAGCCGGCTTGGGAGGTTGTGCAGTGCCGCGAACCATAAGTCCGCCCTGGACGCTGGCTCAGATGCTGGTCTGGATCCTCCAGCAAGTCGAGATGCCGCCGCAAGATGCCGAGCAGTTCTGCAATTCTCCTGAGCTGGATCCTAAAATCGTCAAGGGGGCCTTGAACGCGCTGGCCAGAGTGCTGTTCAACGCCATTTACGGGGCAGTCGAGGGCATGCCCATAATTAAAGCCCGTGTTCCGTGCGGCCATGGTTACGTAGATTTGGCCACCCTTTTTCAACCGCCACCTTCGCTAGACTCAGGCGCATTGGACACGCTGGTGGATGAGATGCGACGGCTCATCGAGCAGCCGGGGGTTGAATTCAATCCGGTCTGGGGCAAACGAACATGGCCCGCGCGCGTCTCTGCGGCACAGGCAGCGCCGACTCCTACCCGGCCGAGCGAGTCGGCGGTCGCCGATGAGGCGGAGCCAACCCCCGGTTCTGAGGTCGGGCCAGAAGAATCACAGCCGCCTAACAAGCCGGGTTCCGTAGACGCACCGACGCTCGCGGCGCGTACGGCGCAGGCCGGCCCCGCGTGCATTATTAACGTCGGCTCTGTCGATCCGGCCATAGCCCATGCGATAGCTCATGCCATCAAACGAGCGAGGCCCGCCCATGAGGCGAAGCCAATCCCCGGCTCTGAGGTCGGGCCGGAGGAATCGCCGCCGCCAGCAGCGCGCGCCGAGGAGTCGGGGCCCACGCCAGTTCCGGAAACGCTGGTCGAGATTAAGCGCGAGATCCGTGATGACGCGGTGATCGAACCGGCTTCGGCGCCCGCAACACCAGCGCCGGTTGTCCAGACACCACGGCGGTTCAAGCAAGGGCCGCAGCTCAATCGTTCAATCCGCGTTTTGTGCAATCGGATCTATCCGCCCGATGGTCGAGCGCCGGATGAGGCGGGCATCAAGGCGGTAACGAAAAAGGTTGAGCGCGCCTTAGCAGACGAAAAGAAAGACGGCCTGGCGCCCAAGAACGAAGCGCACCTACCTCCCCCGTCGCACGACGTCGTCGGCGTAGCTATGAGGTACCTACGTGGCGAACGCTAGTCGCGTCAATTGACGCGATCAAAATTTCCCTCGCCTTCGTGATCTTGATCGCGTCATCTCACGCTTGCGTTTCTTGACGCTTGCTTTCGCGCGCATGCCGGACGCTTGATGCCTCCGAACGAATTCAATCGGAGGCGTAGACAATGGCTCGGCCGCGCAAGGAGCCGTCGACGGCGCAACTGCCCGACGCGCTCGCAGCACACCGTAAAGTTTCCATCCAGGACGCTGCTGCGCTCTGCGACCTGCACGTCGATACGTTTCGCCGGCACTTCCCCCACTTGATTAAAAAAATTGGTCCGCGGCTCGACCGCGTTGATCTGCGCGACGTGCTCGCCATCGGCCAAGTGAAACGCTGAGGCGCTTTGTCGGACCGGTCGCTGCCGCGGTGCTGCTGCGCGGCGTGGCGGGTCATCATTCCAGCAGCAAAAAGGGCCGAACGCTCGTCACAGCGCCGGCCCAAACTTAAGGAGGTTAGCTTGCTTCAGACGTTTATGTCGGATCGCGGCCGCGATCGTCAACCCCGTCGTCGTTACCGCAAGCACCAGCGCACGGGCGCCACCTCGCGAGCCTTCACCGGCGCTAGGATGGTCCTGGGCCTCCCAATTGGGCCCAAGAGTCGGGTGGCTGCGGCTCGCCTGGTCGCTTCTACGCCTCAGTATATCAGGGCCGCCATCACGTTGCTGGAGGCGGGGGACTCCGAACTGGTCAATCGGGTCCTGTGGGGAAATCTCGGCCTGCTCGAAACCGCGAGCCTCGTTCGCAAACGAGTGCGCTTGGTCAAGGCCTACCGCGAAGCCGATCGCAGTGACCGCACAGCCCTGGGCAAGGCGGTCGGCGTCGATCGCGTGTTCGACGATTCCATCGCGCCATTGCTGTGAGTGAATCGGCGCCGTTTGCCTTCGCGGACGGCGCTGCTTTCGTTTCTGTGCTGAAGGGCAATCCAATGATCACACCCGCGCCGATCGTCTCCACGCGCCCGCATGTTGAGGCCTTCTTCTCGCGTATCGATCCGGTGCGCGGTCGGCTGATCTTCGCAATCGACGCTACCGCAAGCCGACAACCGACCTGGGATATGGCCGCAAAGCTGACCGGCGCAATGTTCAACGAGGTCGCCGCTATCGGCGGCCTGGACGTGCAGCTGATCTATTTCCGTGGCTGGAATGAATGCGTCGCGTCGCGCTGGCTGACGGATGCCCAGTCCCTGACCAACATCATGTCGCGGGTCATGTGCGCGGCTGGGCACACACAGATCTGCAAGGTTCTCAATCATGTTCGTAAAGAACATGCAAAACAACCAATCAATGCGGTGGTCTTTATCGGCGATGCCTGTGAGGAAACACCTGCCGACCTCTACGAAGCAACCTGCTCGGTCCCGGTTTTTCTGTTCCAGGAAGGCAGCAACCCGCAGATCAGCGCGATCTTCGCAACCCTCGCCAAGCTCACCGGCGGCGCGCATGTCGAGTTCAACGCAAACTCCCCCGTAACTCTCGCCGAGCTGCTCAAGGCCGTTGCCACGTTCGCCGCCGGTGGCAGCAAGGCGCTCGCCAATCAAGCCAGCGCGGCCGCGCGGCTATTGCTGACACAGATCAAGAAACAGGCGTGACTGTCATGCAAATCATCTCCGCCGACGAACGATTGCGCGAGCCGCGCGGCGCCAAGACCCTCCTGGTTGGCCCGCCCGGCGTCGGCAAAACCAGTCTGCTGCGCACAGTGAAGCTGCCGGAGACGTTATTTCTCGACATCGACGCCGGCGATCTCAGTGTGCTCGACTTGGCGGTCGATACGATCCGGCTCGACGACTGGCAAACGGCGCGTGATGTTGCCGTTCAGGTCGCTGGACCGAACAAGAGCTTCCCGCCAACCCTGCCTTACTCCCAAGCCCACTTCGAGGCCGTCGGCAGCACCTTGCAAAAGCTTGATCAGTACAAACTAATTTTAGTTGACAGCATCACGGCCCTAAGCCGCATCGCATTCCGCTACGCCGAGCAGCAGCCGGAGGCCTACTCCGAACGTACCGGGAAGAAAGACACGCGCGGCGCTTACGGGTTGTTGGCCCGCGAGATGATTCTCTTGCTGAACCACTTGCAGCACGCGCGCGCCAAGCATGTGGTGTTCGTCGGCGTGCTCGAGCGTGTGCCCGACGAGTTCAACGTCGCAACATGGCAACTCCAGTGCGAGGGCGTGAAAACTGCGCGCGAGCTACCCGGCATTGTCGACCAGATCATCACCTACCAGTTCTTGGATTTCGGCGACGGCAAACCAGCGACGCGCGGCTTCGTTTGTACCTCGCCCAATCCGTGGGGCTACCCCGCCAAAGATCGCTCCGGCCGCCTCGAACAAATCGAGGAACCGGATCTCGGAAAACTTCTGACCAAACTAACCCGCAAATCAGGAGACTGACCATAACTAACAGCGGCTTCGATTTCGACTTCAACAAGGACGGCGAGCAGAAGACGTTCGATGTGATTCCTGACGGGACGGTCTGCACGGTCCAGATGACCGTACGTCCTGGCGGTGCAGGATCGGACGGCTGGCTCACGCGCGCCAAGGATGGCAACAGCGAGCATCTGAACTGCGAATTCGTTGTTGTCGACGGAACTTACGCGAAGCGAAAGTTCTGGAACCGCTACACCGTCATCGGCAGCAACCACGATCAGGCGATCGAGATCTCACGCAAGGCACTCAAGGCCATGTTGGAATCCGCGCGTGGTGTTCGTCCAAGCGACGAGAGCGAGGCAGCAAAACTCGCACGCCAGACTAGGGGTTGGGGTGATTTCGACCAATTGCGGTTTGTCGTCCGCGTCGGCGTGGAACCAGCCAAAAACGACTTCGCCGCGAAGAACACGATCAAGGAAGTCATTACACCGGAACGGCAGGCGTGGAAAAAGCCGGAGCAGATCGACCGTGATCTCTCCGGCAAGCCGGCGGCCGGTGCGACGACACCGCCGGCGCCAGCACCGACGAATACGATCGCGCGGCCGCAATGGGCGGGGTGAGCCATGGGCGCGCTCAGCAAACTTGAAAACGAATGGCTCGACAAGGCGACCGCCGCGGCGATCGCCGGTGCTCGCAAGATCGCCTTGAGCCCCGGTCCGCTGATGAACACCCCGGTCGGGAGGCTTTCCGATCACGAGTGGGGGATGATCTGCACCGCCGTGATCTTCGGCTGGGTCGAGACCAGGGCTCAACAGGCCATCGCCGAGGGACGCGATCAGGAGGAAATGGTCCGTCTCACCGGGCACTCACCATCTCCTTGTGACAGTGCGGTTGTCCGCTCGATCCTGCCGGCGCTTGCCAACCAGGCTGGCATCGATTGGACGCTGCCGCTGGCTGCCTGGTCGGGCGACACCATGGTCGGCTTCTTGTTGCTGGCCGCTCGTCTGCTGGGCGAGGCCGAGACCGCGCGCGATCACGGTCATGGAAAAATTCTCAAGCCAGCCGAGTTCGATGAGAAGACCGGAGATGAAATTCCATTTTGAAGTGGGGAACTCAGAAAGAGAACCTAAATGCTGCGGGTTTCCTTGCTTATTGCAGTGAGCGAACGGGTGAAAACAGTCCACGCATTAAAGGGCGACAAAACAAAATAGCGGAGTAACTGAGCCGTGCTCTCGATACAAGAAGTGCTCACAGCCTTATGCGAACGGCTAGAGAGGCAGGACATCGAAATATCAACATCGAGCCAGAGCCAGTTTGTGCTGACGCTGCGGCCGTTGCCGTATGTAGATTCAGTTCGATCTCTGCGCTGGGTGCTCAAAGGGCTGCTGCGTCAGCATGGCATGCGGTGTGTCGACATTCGTGAGATTAAGCATGGGTAGTATCCTCGACTTCAACAACGCGATTTTGTCGGATCGATCGCTCAATACGCTGATCAGTGAGCTGATCGAGCAAGCCGAGCCGCCACACGAAGCTCGCCAGTATCTCGGTGCGTCTGCGATCGGGTCGGAATGTTTACGTAAAGTTCAATACGATTGGATGTGCGAGCCGCAGTTCCCGGCGCGGCTATACGACATCTTCGGGCGCGGGCACTTTTTCGAGGACGTGACGCGCCAGCACCTGATCGCTGCGGGCTTCAAATTTGCACCGCCGGACCAGCTCGAATTCATTGCCGCCAATGGTCTGTTCCGCGGTCATGCCGATGGCATTCTGGTCGATGGTCCGCAGATCCCGACGCTACGCTATCCGTGCGTCTTCGAGCACAAGTGCCTGAATGCGAAAGGCTGGAAAGCGATTGAGCGCGGCGGCCTCACTGGGCTCTACGCGCCATACGCGGCGCAGGTGGCGACCTATCAGGCGTACTTATACCGCTTCCATAGCTGATTGAATCGACGGTTTTTATGCTGGTTTCGTATTCGACTGAAGGGAATTGTCTTCGATGAGCATGGTGTGATTCGC